GTTTATCAGGCGCTAGAAGATGCCCTTCTGACTTTATGATGGGTAACGTTATAACAATAGCAGCAAACAATGGTAAATCATATTACTTTGATGGTTCTGATTTCGTAGAAGGTGATAAAACTATTATTAGTAGAATTGATAAAATGAAAAAAAGAGAATTCATCGACGAACTTATTAAGTTAAAGATCATTGAAACTCCAAAATATTAATTATGCCTAGTACTTCAGTTGCACAACAAAAATTAATGGGAATGGCTTACGCTTTAAAAAAAGGTGAACTAGATCCTAAAGATGCTAGCGCCGAAGTACAAGAATTAGCAGATTCAATGACGCTTAAACAACTTAAAGATTTTGCAAGTACAAAGCACGATGGACTTCCACAATATGTAGAAGAAAACATTGGAATAGCTAATGTTTCTGGAATGGGACCAATTGTATTACCTGGAAATGGAACTTTAGGTTCAGGTGATGTACCTGCAGGGCAAGGTGATGCAGAAGAAGAATATAAGAAAAAGAAAAAGATGAAATATTTAAAAACATTTGAAGCATTTTCTTTTGACATAGTTAAGAAACGTAAATAATTGTTCGTAACTTATTAAAATAATTAGCCAAACATTTTTTTGTTTGGCTTTTTTTTGGTATATTAGTAGTATACTAATCGAGGTTAATACCTCATAAAACAATTAAAACATGAGTAATCCACACCATGAACACCAGTTATTTCTTAACAAAACGAGACATGGATCAGTAAGAGCATCCAGATATCCTAATGGCTACACACCAAAGATCGAATATTATCAAGCCCAATTGTCAATTGCAGTTGATAGTCTTGATGTAGAACAAATAAAATATTTCACTACCAAGTTAGAATGGTTTATAAAACGACAAGCCGAAAATAAACTATATTAATACAAGTTCACCGGTGATCTGTAACACAGCAATGAATCTGATCACAGTAATATATGATTAAGTAATCATTAATCATGGGTGTATCTCTATGTTGCACCAGAATTAAACCGAATATATAATTAAACAAATTTAAGTTTGTGTGTATAACTATTAAACGTTTTATATGTCTAAAAAGAAAACAAATATCCTATCTGAAGCTAACGAAATAGTAAACAATCGCTCAGAAGAAAAATCACGTCAATATGGACCATTCGAAGAAGGTATGCGAAGAGCAGCTATGATTTTCAATGGCATGACAGGTAAAGAACTAAACGGCTCAGATATGTATGCTGCACTCGTGGCACTTAAACTAAGTCGACACTCTTATAACTATAAACAAGACAATCTATTAGATGCAGTTGCATATTTAGGTGCACTAGATAACTATGTTGAAAAGCACGGTTATAAAGACAATGAAGATCCAATAAAATAAATTATGACAGAACTAACATTTTTTACAGAAAAGGAAACCGACAAATCGATTAGGGTGGGTATATGTGCCCTAGTTGGTAAGATTAGCCCTAAAATCTCATCACATAAAGGCGCATGGGCTCATATGTTATGTAATCAATTACAAAATGCAGGGTATTCTAATGCCGAAGTAATCACATCTAATCAAACCGATTGGAACGACTATGATGCAATTCTCATTGATCACGGTATGGAATTTAAAGGCACGTTTAATATTTTTGGAGGTTCTAACGATGATTTATATCATCAACTCATGAGGTTATTTTCCCCCGTTAAAAAATATTCCTTACACCATGATATGCCAGATATTGGTAATCTGATTCAAACTAGGCTTAAAGCAGGAACTGATTTATTTAAAACACTTGAAACTAGAATTGAAGAAGCAACAGAATTGTGTACGAATATACAAAGAGTAGATCATGTAGATAAAACAGAAAAACTATGTTTTGGCGATAGTCACTCTTTTGGAATGTATCAAGCTGGTTATATGTGTCAGCGACATGATGGACTAACAATGCACGGTGCACTAAAAAGAGGTTTACAAAGTTATGTATATCCTTGGATTAAAAGCTTAACAGTTTATATGGGTAATATTGATGTGAGACATCATTTGATGAGACAATCTAATCCATCTGATTCTGTAAAAACATTACTAAAAAGATATGAAGAAGAACTTATAGGTTTAGGTATTAGTGATATTGAAATAGTAAATGTGTTACCTATTGAAAACGAAAGTAGACCATTACCAAAAACAGGCTATTATAAAGGAACGCCATTTGCTGGAACATGGTCAGAACGCAATGCTCTTGTGAATCAAATCAATTTAGGTATTGATGATATGGCTAAAAGAAATAACTGGAAAGTTTATAAACACCCGGAAGTTTATTTTAATGCAAAAGAAGAATTAACATTCGATGTTATGGAAAAGCCTAAATCTGTTCATATTTCTAGAGAGTATTACAGATGGAATATGGAAACAAATCAACCAAATAAAAATTTAATTAAACAAACACTATCCTTATTTTAATATATGAAAAAATATAAAATTAAAATCACACCATATCACGCAGCAGATGCATCGTACGTTTTAGAATTAGAAACAGAAAATCTTGAGTGGTCCATGGAACAATACCAAAGAAATAGAGATCCTCTTAAATGGGAAATATTAGAAGAAAATGCAGATTAAAACCACAAAATATTATGATGAATTCATCAGATATTATAATTTAGCTTTAAAGCAACAAGAACTTTCTAATTTAGGAATGGTTCCTCATGTTGAAAGCGGCATGAATGACCCATTAATGGAACACATTGAATTATATGATGTTGTAGAAAGAAAATATGCAGGTTTTAGTCAAATCGTAAATGATTGCTTTTATGGATGGACAGATAAACATCCATACTGGGAGCACATGCAAGCAGGTAAAATTTACCCTCAAAGAGAAGAGGTTGCAAAAAATTGGACTAGTCGACAGGATGTTTTTGGATTAGAAGAATGGCTTTATATTTTTATTTTACATAGAGTATGTGGCTCTGCAATTAATTACGCAACTAAACCATCGGGATATCACAATACAATCTTATTTGATTTATATGACTGCGATACTATTGAAGATATGTGTGAAAAGGTAAAATATCACCCAACACCATTTTATACTTCAGTAGGATATCAATTTCCGGCTTTTCCAAAACCACCTAAACCAAATGTTAATGAAGATTCATTCGTAGGCATGTCTAATTTTACTGAACCAGAATATGTGTATAAAAGAGGCGGAGATTATTTCTTATGTGAATTTGCACCAAGAATGGCCAGAGATATGGCAAACTTCTTAAGAACAGATGGTAAAAAAGATTTAAGAGAATTAGGTGAATGGATGTTTAAGTGGAATGCCGACAATGGCTTAAGAGCTTATAGATTCCAGTATGCTGCAGTTATTGCAGATGTATGTGACTGGTATCCAGAATTTATGAATAGAGAATCGATGTTCTATTATGGCACTAACGCAGTAGAATGTATTGGTTATCTTGCAGATCCTGTAGAAAAGAAGGGTAAGAAGTCTGAAGAGTTTTTAGATGCAGTAATGACAAAGATTTATGAAGATACAGGATCACTTCCATATAATGCAGAAGATGTAGCATGTGACTTTATTAGATGGATAGAAAACTATTTAAAACCAGGACCTGATTATGCGCATATAGATATGGATACTTTATGGAATTCATCTGTAATTACAGACCATCCATATGGTAGACAAAAAGCTATGTTAGATCTAGGTTTATTAAAAACATTTAATGATATGACTCAATTTCCATCTGATGACAAAGTTTTACAAAGTGCAGGAGTATCAGTTGAAGAGTATAAAAAAATGAATGAAGATTATGGAAACTGATATTAAAGAAAGAAAAAAAGAAAACAAAAATATGAGTGTACTATTTACATTTGACGATGATCCACATTACGATCATGAAAACATAACGTATAGTGGAACAAACACAGATATTAAATTTAAAAAGAAAAAACCAGCTGAGAGTTGGATGAAAGATTGGACTGAAGAAGAAAGATTGGCTAAGTTCTTTGAATTTTGTACTGCGTTTGATAAAAGAGAAGATCAATTACTTTTAGAAGATTATCAAATATTTTCTCATAGATTACACTGGCATGAACATCCATATTGTTATATGATGCAACATGAAACTGATCTAGAAAAATTACTTTATTATACAATAGTCTTCTCATTTTCTAACGAACATTGGGGAACTATAACAAGATTAATAAAAGAAGGAGAAGAAAAAACTAGAGAACATTTTGTAGAAAATAGACATGCTAGAAATGATTTATTTCAAATCTATTATCCCAAAGGTACAAAAGTTAAAGATTGGTTAATTGAAGGACCTAAGAAAGCGGCTAAAGATATGGCGCATATTCTTAAAGATCTCGAAAGACCTTATACAATGATGGAGTTTGCTAAACTATTAGAAGCTTATTTTAAAGAACATCAAGGATTTAGATCACCCTTATATCCATGTAAAAACACAGCAAGATATGTTGCAATGAGTAGGCCCGATCTTGTTGATCCCGAATCTATTTTATTTGGTGGAACTGGACACTTTGATGGTATGCAACAAATATTTGGAGGAGTTAACTTAAATGGTAAAGTAAAATATTCAATAGATGATAATGGTCAGTTTGTCGCAGAAAACAAACATGCCGAAGAATGGATTAGACAAATGGATTTATTAGTAAATCATCCAAATAATCCAATGGAAAGTCAAAAGTATTTAAACGTAGAAGATAAAACATGTTTCTTCTATAAGCATATTGCAATTAGTCATGGGATAAAATCACCAACAAAAAGAATTCCATATACATGGATATTTGACGGAGATTTTAATTTAGCTAAACACCCTACTAAAGAAATTTTAGTTAATGCTAATACGACAAAATATTTATGGGGTAGAGAATATCCAAACGAGTAAAACAATGAAGATGAAAAATAAGGCAGAAGACGCATGGCAAATACTTAGAATTCAAGGTGAATTCACTAAAGGATTTGACACATTTAATCAATTGGAAGGATCATATGTATCGGTTTTTGGAAGTGCAAGAACATTGAGTACTAATAAAATTTATAAAGAAGCAGAAAAACTAGGTAAACTCTTAGTAGAAGCTGGATTTGGTGTTATTACTGGTGGAGGTCCTGGAAAT